AAAGACAAACGGCTCCAAACGAAGCTGCATACCTGTCGCACTTGATGAGTAGCTTACAGCACTTTGTGCTGCAGCCCACAAGCGACTCCCTGACCGCTTTTCAAGACCACCTTCAGAGCGAATAAAGAAGTTGCGCACACGCTGCGCCGAGCGCGCATAAACCTGAGAGTCTGTGCGCGAGCGCAGTTGAGGACTAACCTCTCCATAATCGAAGCTAGTCTGCGATACTCGTATCCGCGCCATCAGCTCAACCTTTCAGTTTTGAACCTGTTCGTTACGAGTTTGCGAGTTGTCTGTTGTTGTGAGTCGAGCGTGCGGGCCTGTGACATGAACGTCTTGGCCTTGTCATCGAACATTTTCATCAGGGCGTCATCACGCGCAATAGCAGCAGCAAAGATAGAAGCCAGCTGATATTCAACAGCCAGAGTAAAGTAAGAAGGCCAAGTGCTTTCATCTGCACGGAAGGTGTAATCTGCAACGACCTGATCAGCCTCGTTTGTGTTTGCAAATGCCTTATCGCCATAGACCGTGTAATCCATCAGAAGGTCATTCACAGTCAGGGCATGAAGCATGAGCAAGTCAGCAGGAAGCTGATACGCCTGATCGAACCTGCCGGTTGGCGCATCAACAAGCAGATTCAAAACCTTTTGGTTTGTGGCAAATCGCCAACGCGCCATAGACAAAGACGCGCGCGCAACATCCTCATACATATTGCTGGCAACGGTTGCTTCTGTACCAGTGTCGTTAAACGAAGAAATAGGGTTCGCGCCAATCAGTGTGAGAGCACGCGCCGCGATATCTACAGATGAGTTTGCCGCACTAGAGGTCATTCAAGTGATTGGGGGCGGGAAGGGAGATTACCCGCCCCCAAACTCCTTAGTCAGAGTCAGTGACTGTGATCGCGGTGCCGTCAGAAATATCGACGACAGAGCCGGTGTTGGACAACACCACAGAGACGCTCAAAGCCGGAGCATCGCTGTCCAGTACAAAAATGCAATCGCCAACATTCAGCATGGTGGCTGCGTCATTGAAGTAACCGGAAACACGAACCGCAGTCATGGCATCAGTGGAATCATAGAACCAGAGGCTATGACCGCCACCACCTGCCATGCGAGTCAGACCAGATGCAGAATAAGCCATGTCTAATCCTCCTCTTAGTTGTTATCGAGGACTTCGTAGACACCGTTGTCATCAATGACAACTGCGCCCATCGACATCATCGAGGTGGTCAGGTGAGACACCTTCTCAGGGATATAGTTAACCTCGGTCTGGACTTCCGAGTTTACCCCGATACCAATGGCATTCTGGTGGTAGGCCATGTTCTTGCCTGCCGTGATTGCCGAGGTCGAGAAGATGTTGAAACCAAGGAAGTTCTTCATGGTCATGCCGCCTGCAAATGGCAGGTTCTGTGGCCCGACATAATCAGAAGAAGCAAACTCTTCGATCAGGAACAGATCAGCAAAACCCTTCGGGTGCATCGCAAGATAGCGTTGACCGTCTTCCGGCACGTTAGCGGTGCCAAAGGTTTCAAACAGGGTGAGAAGATCGGCCTTTGCAATAGCCGAACCAGTATCATGGATTTGCGTGCTGTTAGCACCCGCATCCATGGCAGTATAGATGATTTCGTCAGTCTTGCGACCAAGGGCAGCAGCAGCAGAAGTTGCTACAGCCTGACGCTCATCAATGTTGGTCTTCAGCTCATCGAGCTTGTCGATATACTCGGCTGCATAGTGATCAGCCATCGTTGCTTCGACATTGGTGTGCGTCAGTTCCATCGGGGTGACAGAACCGTTGCGTGATTTGGTGGAAGCAGTACCAGTGCCGATCTTCTGGAAACGAACAACGTTCCCGCTCACTTGCTGATTACGAATGGTGTTCTTCAGCTTGGAACCCATACGCTGATAAGCCATGTGAACTTCGGACTCGAACTGCTTGATGAATGCGACATCAATCGTGGACGCCATAACAGTCTTTCCTCGTTACTAGGTTTTTACCAAGTCCCGGTTGTCCGCTTCGTTCATCGACTGGTTATCCTTGCGGGCCATTAGTTAGACGCGGGCCGTTCGTCCTCCTCGAATGACACTTCTATGTGAGAGGCACAACGCACAAATCTTAATACCGCATAGCCATTTACGATTGTCGGGTTGATAGCAAAATGAAAGCCAAGACTATCCAGCCACTTGATCGTACGGCTGTGATCTAGTGGCACTACATTTTCCAAGATGTCCCATTGCAGCTGGTACATATCGAGGAGGTCTTTAATCGCGCGGTGAAAGTTAAGCGGATGATCCTCAATTACAGATGATCCAAGAAGCCAGATCGATCCGATGCGGGTATCCCCATCAACATCAATGGGTACCACCCCGCCCATGCAGATTGGTGTTTTGCCAAACATAATAGAATAGGTGCTGGCACCATCTACTGTCAGCGGATAATGGAGAGCGCGCCACGGCGTGGCACCATGGATCATGCATTCGCGCAAGTCTGTAACACGGAGGAGATGTTGCAGCTTGCCAGCATGACTCGCCGTAGCGCGCTTAACTTTTAACGGACCGTAATCAGCCCTGATAGATTTTTGAGAAGCCATCTTCCACCCGCTTAACGAATGATTGATCACGGCTCCCTTGCTTCCAGTATCTTTCATCCATCATCATGCTGCGCAACTCATCTTCTGAAAGCTGGCTTGATGCTTCGACGTTGCCGGATACAGGCGTCACATTGATGGCTGACATAATCTTTTCCAGAACCTCGATACCCTGTGCTGTTTCGCCAAGGCGCTCAACAGCCTCATATTGAGAGTCATCAAAGAACTGGTTTGACCACAGCTTGACAGCTTCAATTCTGGCATCGGCATTCTCACCAAGCTTGGCATGTTCTTCTTCCAAGCTGACACCACCATTGAGGGCATTTACATACTTGCCGATACCAGCTTCAAACTTGTCTTGTCCAAAGCCGTGATCATAAGAAAACTGCGCCCACCAGTTAAGAAGATCATCACCAACAGCAGCCTCTTCATCGAGGCTGTCAGGGATTGTATAGTCACCAACAGTAGCCGGTCGATCTGCCCACTGCTCTTGATGCAACTCTTCTTTTACTTGAGCGCGTAAATCTTCGTCACTCTTGCCAAGCTTTGATTCAAGGTGCGAGTAACTCGACACCAGATCTTCCGGTGTCTTAAATTTTTCAGGAAGCCATTCGGGGCGATCTACAGTTACTTCAACAGGTGCTTCGGTCTCAGTGACCTCCACATTATCTGTCTCGTTCATCTGACTTTATCCTTTCGGCATGTTTGATGCGGCGTTCTATGACGCCAACAAGATAACGCTGACCCTCAAGATGTCTGAGTTCAGCATCGCTAACGCCGCCACCAGTGACTGCTTCAATAGTGATCGAGCGCAAATAACGAAGCACCTCCTTGCCGGAAGCGGTGCTAAATAATGAGGCAATCGTTAATGAAATCTGTTCGTCTTGGTCTTCAGGGCGATGAAACCCATCAAGACTGACCTTGGCCGGTTTGGGCATTTTGGACTCCCTGCATCTGTGCCATAGCCTGAACAATCTGTTCACGCTGCGCTGAATCTCTAATCAACGTGTCTGGCACTCCAAATTTTTTAGCAAGATAGGTAGCTGCCTCCTCTGAAGAGACAAGCAGGTTCACCATTTGCGGGCCAAAACGCCCGCCCACCATTTCCAAAAAGCGGTCAATGGATGCGATGTCTTGATTGGCTTGTGCCTGAGCAAGCGGAGATACAGAACGTATCTTAACCTCGCGCCCATTTAGAGTCGGCACGTCAATGCGCCCTTGCTTCTTCAGGATATAAACAACACGCTGAAGCACCGGCTGAATAAACTCTGCTTGCAAGCGTCCAAAGGCAGAACCTATCCGGCGAGAAAGATCAGCCATTCTTTCTGCAACTTCAGTTGCTGTTGCTGGTGTGCGGTTTGGATCACCAAGCATGTCATTATAAAGCGCGCGCTTGATGTTGTTGCGCATGTCACCAAGAACCAGATTGGCAACGTCAAATGATCCAGCTGCGCGGATTGGCTGTAAACCCGAACTGTTTGGTGACTTGGGTATGATTGTGCCGGGTATCAGATTGATCGTATCCGTGTTAATAACGCCGTCATCATCCATCTGATAAATGCCAGAGATAGCCATCTGCGCATTTTCAAGAACAAGCTCGATGGTAAGGTTGGTTGTTTTGATTGCACTGAGGCTGTTGACGAGCGGCCCGCGCCCGTACACCTCACCCGCTGCCTTCGACCAGCGGAAGCAAACAAAAGGATTTGCGCCAGCACCCTCAAACTCTTCCTGATAGATCAACTCGCCATCTTCTTTGGAGATGACATAAAACGCATACCGCTCGACATTTGGTTTGTCATACATGCGGCAGACAACTTCGATAATCTTCAGCTTGCGATCAGGTTGATTGACAACCTTTGATGCAAAATCCTGCGGCAACACCGACTTGGGATATGCAAGAGGTATATCCCGATAGCGCAACTCTCTTTCGCGGTAGACATGATCGATGCGGTCATCCGGTCCATTCTCAAGGACTATTTGCGGCAGTGGCACTGCATTGAACCGCACTGGATTTATTGCATCGCCCTCTTCGACAAGAAGGCAACCAGTGCCTACCGCGAGATCAAGAAACGACTCATGAGCCTCCTGACCGAAATTCGAGTTCTGGATAATCTCGAACACATATTCAGTGACTTCATCCAACTCATTATTGATTCGATCTGCATCGACAGCTTCAACTTCAGAACCTGCAATGAAATCTGCCCATCTAGCAAAGTTTGGGCATATGCCGTTCTGCAGGCGTGAAGCAAACTCTTGCACACCGACAACAGCCGTTTCATCAAAGATGCGATCATCGCGCCGCTGGCCCGGTGTAAGTTTTGTAAAGCCTTCACGCTGCGGCAAAGCATATTCGTAACACTCATCAAACAGGTTCTCGAATAGCTGGCGATGCGACTTGGCCTTTTCGTAACGCTGAAGAAAGTTCTTGGCTGTGCCGTGCATTACTCATTCCTGTATGCATTATAGAAGCCAATGCCGCCGCCTGGGCCAGACAACAAAGAGCGCGCACCAACACCTTTCTTGCGACGCGCCACCTCATCATCAAGCGCATCATCTCGCCGCTGCCGCGCTTGCGCAGTTTCCTGCGCCATGCGCTCATTGCGCTCTGCTTCCAGACTTGGATCAACAGCTGGCATTGATGGTGGTTGGAAAATACACATAATGCTACTTACGCTCCTGCGTTAATGCAGAGCAACGCACAAATTACATGCGCGCCCAAAGCCCCTGTCTTCGTTTCTTTGGCTGGCGCGTGAATACATCAAAGTCACGCTTGGCTTGGAATGCGCGTGCATTGGCGTTTTGGTTCATTACCTGCCTGCCTTCACCGGCTCCAAGCATCAGATACTGAAGCGCATCATGTATGTGACTGAAGCGGTTCTTTTCTGGCTTGTCATCATATCGCTCACCAGATACCTGAATGCGCCTGTAGGCATACCCACCCTCAAAGCCCTTGATAAGTTCCTTGCATCGAGGATCAATCAAAAAGCCGGGGTTGCCATCAACCATCCTGTTCAAAGGCGCGCTTACAGATTCAAGTCGCAGCGCAACATCGTTTGATGGTGCAGGGCGCGCCACCAGTCCAGCACCGCGCAAGATCTGGAACGGCGTAGACTCATCTGTCTGTGCGCGAAAATCACCAGACGGATCACCAAAGATTGTAATCTCTGAGTTAGCGTATCGAGTAGCAATCTCAGCGCGGAGCAGTTCAGCAAAGCGAACGATGCCCATATCGAAAGCCACGATTTCCTGTAGGATGAGCCAACGCCCCCTAACCCTCTGTCCAAATACGGCAGCAGGCGTAAGCCCAAAATCGAGGCCGCAATATACTGGCATGCTGTCAGCAACTGGTATCTCTTCCTTGGCAATGTGGGTGTCGCCAACAAACATATTATAGACTGGCTTGCCGTCTTGGATTGAACCAAGCCGGTTCATCACATAGACATCGATCCATGTCTTGCTCTTACCTTGCACAAGATTGGGGTAATAACTCTTAAGCATGTGCTTTGTGTTCTCAGCCTCTTCATTTGGGCTATAGCCGTTGACCTCACCATCCTCATTGCGTTTTTCTTTCATGCCTGCAGGCTGTATCCAGAAACGCCAGTTATCGGGCTTGACCAGCATCTTGGCTTCTTCTGCAGGGATGTGGTCAGGAACCGGAACCTCACCTGCCATGATTGGCCACCAGTGATCTTCTTCAGGAGCGTTTGTATCTGCAATCACACCAGTCCAGCTTGGCCCGCCTTCCCGCATGGAGGGGTATCGACCAACACGCATGGTGCAAGCATCGATAATAGACTTGGGTATCTCGCGCGCTTCGTTGATCCAGATGCCGGTCAATTCCAATGATAACAGCTTCTTGACATCTTCAGGTCTATCAAGAGCCAAGAAGATAATCTCTAGTTCGAGATCACCCTGCTTAATGTTGTGGGTATACGGCACCGACCATGAAAACTTGCCCCACTGATCTTCTGGAAACCAGTCAAGCCATGTCTTGATTGTAGTCGTTCTAAGCTGCGGGTTTGTATTACGCACAATAGCCCAACGACTTTTGCGCTTACCGTCACTGTTGGGCTTTTGCTGCAAGGCACGCCTGAACACTTCAACACAGCAAGCCACAGACTTGCCAGATCCAACCGGGCCACGAATACCACGGAAGAATGTATCATCCTTCATGAAGGTCTTCAGTACCTCGCCATCTGGCTTGTACTTAAACTTCATCTATCTTGCGATCCTTACCAAGACGCACGAGGTTTGCAGCTGCTTCAGGGGCTATGGCTGCGATATATTTGTCAGCTTCAAAGTCGGTCATGAAGTCTTTCGGGTAGTATCTGAAATGCACATGCTTGACGATCTTACGAAGGATGCGTCGCTCTTCCGGCTTTAAGCTGTGAAGAAAGCTGCTCATCTGTATCTTTTGGAGACGCGCGCTGCGCTCTTGGGTTGCTTTGAATGCTGTTTGCCAGCAGCTTTGTCTTTACGTTTCTTGGCAGAAGAAGCAGCATATTGCGCTGAAGACATAGCCTTGATAGCAGCAGAAGGAAGGTAGCGTTCACCAGTTGCCTTTGGGCCTTGGGTTGATGGCTTACCGGACTTGGTGCGCCATTTCTGCTTCGTCCAGTTCATCAGGCTGCGTTGTGACTTTGCCCTAGCGATAACCGCCTCCCTTGGCTTTATATTGCTTGGCAAGCATCTGGGCTTTGCGCGCCGACCACTGGCCGGGTGCGCCGCCCTTGCCACCAGCCTTGATGCGGTTAAACAGGTTTTTGCGCATGGTTGGTTTGGTGTAATTACCAGCTTCGTTTACGCGGCTTTTCTTTGTCATGCTGTGCCAAACAGGGAGCGGCGTCCCGGCCCTCTTGATCTGGAAGGTGAACGAGCTTGCTCCATGGCAAGCATAGAGCGGCGGTTGCCATCTATTTCAACAGGGTTGGTGGCAGACTCAGGTCTTTCTTCTTTTGCTTCTTCTTGACCTGCCTCTTCTGTTTCTTTTTTGCGTTGCGCCCTTTGAGCCTCGGCAATCGTATTGTAGTAAACCCCATCAACAAGAAGATCACTTTGACCTTCAATCAAACGATCTGTGCTTGGGTCTTTTGTTCCTGTTACCTGTCCGCTTGAACTATAAACAGGGTCATTGCCATCTCTTAAAGATCTGATCATGCGCTCGGCAAAGATGTTGCCAACAGCGTTCAGGCCGGTAATAAGACCGGCACCCGGCAAAAGAGGTGGTGGGTTTTCTCTGTTATCAATCCGCTGTTGAATACTACGAATAGCCTGATCACGAAGTTCCGGCATCGATGGGTAGTTAGGCTCATCTCTACCTCTTGCTTGTATAACGCCAGTTGCTTTCGGCGCTGCATCCATACGGCCACGTTCTTGATCATAAAAACCGCTAGCGCCTGTTTGTGGTTGCGGACCTCTAACCAATGCACCTGGTGCAACATTAGTTGGCAGTCGATCACGGCTGTCAATAACCGTTGGCTTGGGGGTTGGAGTCATTATTTTAGTAGGTGCTGAAGACGAGGATTGACGTTGCCTTTCAGCAGCGGCAGCGGCATCAGCTGCTCGTTGCCTTTCAGCAGCGGCAGCGGCATCAGCTGCTCGTTGCTGTCGCGAAGCTTCTGCTTGAGTCAAACTTTCAAGTTCTTTGCGAGCGGTTTCGGCTTCTGCCTGAAACCTTTTTTGATCGCGAAATGCGCCCTCTAAGTTCCGATATTGATTCGCACTTATTCTTTCTCTACCACGGCTGGTGGTTGCAAAGTATATTGCATTCCCACTATCAGATTCGTCTCGACCAATGCCTTTGACATTTGCGCCACCAAAGATTACTTCACCGGACCCACGATCAATAGCAGCAACAAGCTGTTGCGCTCTTGTTCGTGTTTCTTCGTCTGCCCCGGAAAAGTAGGTGCCTGTAGACGGCGAGGATTGCGTCTGTGCGGAGTAACCACCGCCAAACCTGTACTCACCTCGTGGGTCTTGTAAAAGACCAGTTTCAGCACCTGTGTTACCAGATGTGTCCCCGCCACCTACACACATGTTACTTCTTCTTTGCTTTCATGATTTTTTGTTGAAGAGACTTGGGCAGCGTCTTCTGCTTTGAGGTCAGACCGCCTGCTTTCTTTGCAGCTTTTTTGGCTGGCTTCTTCATTCCGTAATGACCGGGCATTATGCTTTACTCCTATCTTTCTTCGCTTTGTTGCGTTTAGAAATGGCCGCTGCCTTCTTCTTGGCATCAGCCTTGGATGATGCTCCCCACGCTCTCAGCGAAAGAAGCAAACGAGTGGGTCGGCCCTTTGAGTCACGCTCGGGACCGGGCATCCCGCCCATGCGGGCAAGGAAGCTTGCGCGGCGAGGATTGTCACCGCTTCTAACAGGAGCCTTGAGGGTGCCGCCTTTATAGGAAGCGCGTCCCTTGGCATTCAAACCACCCTTGGGGTTCTTGCCAGCCTTGCGTGTCCAAGCTGGAGTTTTAGGTTTTCTAACCAAGTCTTCTCGCCTCAACAGCTACAGTGTCTTTGTCTGGCTCAATCGAATCAATGAGCCTTTGCCTTTTTGTTGGCTTTGATTGAGGCATAAGAACGGATGGCTCGCCCTTTAATTGTCCTATCTGGCGTCTGTAAGCACCAAACAAACTAGACTCATCTACACTGCGCTCGACAATTTCTGCCGTACCTTCAACTGCAAGCATTGCTTCCGCAGGAGGGAAAAGAGCATTCAAAAAAGTGTCGAGAAGCCCCTTGCGCTCACTATCCATAGGCGTCACTGGGAATACTGGCTCGATGTTTTCATCTTCAAACCAAGCAACACGCGGACTTGGATAGTTGTCATTGATCTGATCCTGCGGCTCGATGAACTCGTCGATTACCTGTGTCCCGCCACTTTCAGGGTCATAGCGGTCAGACATCAGTAAGCCGCCAAGCATACGGGCTAAAGGGAATGCACTGCCGCGTGTAATCGATGCGCTGGTGCCAGCTGCCAACTGCCCAAGAGAAGAGCCAGTCATGGCAGTAATCGATCTCTCGCTAAATCCAGCCTCATTCAGCACTTCAGTTATTTCGGAAAGATACTCACGAATAAATTGCTGGTTGTCTGAGAAGTCGTAGATGTCCTTAACCCGGTAGCCATCCCCTTCACGACGCATCTGAAAGTTGCCAAGGATCATCTTCAGATTGTGAGCGTCGCCATCGAACCCTGCCTCTTGGAAAAAATTTCCAGAGCCGGTCATCTCATTGATCATCTCATAAGTAACAGCACCAGCACGAAGCGAGCGCGCATTGCCAATCTGCCCCTTTTGCTGAAACTCAGCTAAACGCTCGGCAGTGGTCGCCTCATCCTTGTAATAATAATCGCCAACCTTGCGAAGAAAGCCCTTCAACTCAGGCGACAGCCGCATCTGGTCACTGTCCATAAACTCAGGAAGCAGTGAGTTAAAAGCAGCTTTCAGAAACGTCTTTTGGTAATCGCGCATGTCGGCATAATCGCCGACCCTTTATTTATGCATCAACGCACAAATCGAGCATGCAACCACAAGACCATAAAAATCAGGATAAGAAGCGGTTGAAGCAATACAAACAGAATCAAGTTCCATGCTTCATAGCTTATGCCTGATACCGCTTCCATCCAGTAGATGACATCGCAGCAGTACAGGAACCAGTAGTTGATGAAATCAGTCATGCAGCATTCTCCCTTGCTGCATTTATGCATACGAGCCTTTTGAGGCAATAATGTGACCGGGGGTCCAGTTGCATATGGCAGGCCCGCGTTTTCTCCCCCCACCCCCCATATAGCCACATGGCTCTAGCTAAGATCGATCGACACTTGTATCTCGCCCGCGTGGAGATGCATGTGCCGGTCAGGAGACTTGAAGCCAGCCCGGTCAAGTATGTCCTTGCTTGCCTCCAGCTGAACATACTCAGACCTTGCGCCCTGTGCTAACTGCATCACCTTTGCAGCCGCAGTCGTAGCGTTCAGACCAATCGTCTCAC